GACTAATATATTTTTAACATTAATCAAATAATCATAAGGTTTACTTATGATTTTAATCCGAGGCGATTTTAGAAAAGTTTTTGTCTTTTGTGATTTTGATTACTCGACCGAACTTATCAATGATTTGCTGACCTTTATGAGAGATAACAAATGCGTTTGCTTCAGTTCCAAGTGAGTTTAAGATTCCTAGAAAGTCTTCAATGCCAGTGGAGTCTAAAGAACTGTCAAAGATTTCATCAAGGATTAATAGGTTTGTTGCTACGGAGGATTTCAACTTAGCAATTTCTCTCCATGTAAATAATAACGCAAGGTCAATTCTTAACTTTTCCCCTTCAGAAAAAGAACCATAAGCAAATTCATCACGTCCACGAGATTTAATAGTTTCATTAAAGTTTTCATCTAACTCAAAGTTGATGTAGAAGTTTAATGCAGAAAGATACTTATTGATTAATTGATTTATCAGGGGTAAATAGTTTTTAATAACAACGGTTTTGATGCCAGTGTCTTTAAGCAATTCTTGAACGCTATTCAAGTGATGCTTTTCTTCCTGCAACTCATACTTAATATCATGGTTCTTATCCATCTGAAGTTGCTTAGATTGAAGTTCTTCGTTATCTACGTTTTCAACCTTTTCGTTTAGAGTTTCAGATATCTCAGTATTAAGTCTAGTACAAGTATCATTAAGGTTAGTCACTTGATGATTCTTATTTGTAATTTCATCTAACGTAGATTGAATTGAAGATATTGTTTCCTTAACAGTTTTGAATTTAACCTTAACATCTGCTAGAGCATCTTTCAACCCATCACGTTGTTCAGTTAATTCATGTCCCATTTTCTTTTGATGGTCTGCGTCAATTTCCTGTTCGCATGTTGGGCACGAAGAACTATCCATAATGCTACGAATACGAGTATTAATCGTATCGATTTTAGATACGAATGTAGTATGGTATTCACCAAGAGCAACGGACTGACGGTTTAGTTTAGAAAAGTCAGTAGTAGTTTTCTCTAACTCTAAAACCTCAGCCTCTAATATAGTAATTTCATTCATGTATCCATCAACAAAAGACTTCTTCTTATCAATAACAGATTGCTTGTCCTCGTTCATAGATTTCAAATGAGACTCTTGTAAACTAATATTTTGTTCTAGCAATTCAATCTGATGAGATAAATCTCTAAGGTCTCTTTTATTAGTAGATACTCGTTCACGGACTAACTCATTCATAACCCCGAAGATTTGAATATCTAATAACTCTTCAATAATAGAACGTCTTTCAGCTGCACCCAAACGCATAAAAGGAACAAACGATCCGGAACCTAGTACAACAATTTGACGGAATGATTTCTCATTCATTTTAAGAATATATTTCTCAAGGAAGTCTTGTTGGTCTCTTGCGGCTGCATCTTGATTTTGTAAAGCACCATCAACGTAGATTTCAAACTTAGTAGGTTTCAACCCACGTTTAATGAGGTATTCTTTACCACCAGTCGTGAATGTTAATTCAACCACCATATTTTTACGATTAATAGAATTTACAAGTTGTCCAATTTTAATCTTTCTAAAAGGTTTACCGAACAACCCAAACGAAATGGCATCCATCATAGTAGATTTGCCTGCACCATTAGTTCCAATCATCAATGTAGTTTTAGTTTCGTCAATATCAATAGTGGAAAACTTATTACCAGTTGATAAAAAATTACGCCATTTTACACTATGAAAATTAATCATAGTGCAATTGCCTCAACATAAATTTCATTCAAAATCTTTTTAACCTCTTCTTCATTATCAATATTCATACCCTCTACATATTTATTCAATGTCGTGATAGTGTCCTCAGTATCAAACTCAACCTGCTCGGTTGTTAATAAACCATGGTCTTCTATGATTGTTAAAGTTTCAGACTCACGTTCAATTTTCTCTACCAATAGATTAAAGTGCGAGAAGTCTTTTTTGTTGGTCACAATTAACTTAACAATTTGACCATCATAGTCCGTATCTAATTGTTCTTCTTTTGCACCCTCGTCATAATTAACTTTAACATGTAGTTTATATGGATTTACAATTTGGTCGCAATCTAAAGTTTCAGTATCAAATACATGAAATCCACGATTGTCATTGAAGTCACTCCAATTAATTTCGTAAGTGTTCCCTAAGTAAAAGATATGTCCATTGTCGGACTTAGTATGGAAATGCCCAGAGTAAACTGTTTCGTAATTCTTTAAGAAATCAGCAGAACGGGAATGGTACATCGAACTAACACCCTTCATCATTTCAAAACCCTGTAAGTCAAAATGACCCCACGCAACAGAAGATTTAGAATTCTTAATAAATTCCATTATTGTTTCTTCGTTGTCGTTATTAATCCAAGGAATCATATCAACCTTGTATCCATCAGGTAGTTCTAATGTCTTTGCTTCAGAATATGCTACAATAGGTGATGTGCCATTAATATCAAAAAGTTGTTCGACTGAATTAACATCAACAGTGTTTTTGTAATACGTATCGTGATTGCCTACAATAGTGTGCATTGTAATATCATTATCCATCATAGGTTTAATGAATTCATTACGCATACGATTGAGTGTATCAAAGTTTACATACTTACGTCTATCCATCAAATCACCACAATGGATGATTGTTTTAATGTCGTTTTCTATTAGATAAGGAAAGAAAGTGTTAGTCCAAAACTTATAGAAGTAATCAGAGAATGCTTTGCTATCATTGCGAGCACCAAAATGAGTGTCAGTTATTACTGCTACTTTCATTTACACACCCATAAACATTGATAGATTATTGAGGGTTTCCTTTTCTTCCTTTTCTGCTTTCTTAGCATCACGTTTTGCTTTCTTTTCTAATTCCTTTGCTTCCATATCATCAATAAACTCTTTAATATGAATGTGAAAATCACTAGAACCTTGGTCGTTAATGTAGTCAAATGATTCTTTATCATGTTCTTGAAGAGAATCCATCCGCTCAAAACCACCAGATGTATCAAAATACTTGTACTTAACATATTGTTGTTTCTTTTCTTTTTGAATACGTCTAAGAAATGCGTAGTAGATGATTTGAGTAAAATACGCAAAAGGGTTGTTTGATTTGTCAGGATTAAAGTTATGCATATACGCAAGACAGTTCTCAAGACCATCCGAAATCATATCATCCTTATAAGTGTAATTAATAAAGTTAGGTCTATAAGAAAGTCTTTGAGCAATCTGTAAGAAACACATAGCAATGTAATTAGTTACATATGGTTTCTTAATACCAAGAGCTTCTTTATCAGCAATGTCTTTTTGATATTCAATCAGAGCTGCCAAGAAGTCTTTATTATTAATATAATGATTCTTATTATCTTTATCTACTGGTTCATTTTCTTTTTTAATCTTAAGAGTCATTAGAATATTCCTTTGATTTATTATGTTATTAGATATATTATACCCTAAAAAGAATGAAAAGTAAAGTATTTAGAAAGTAATATAAACTCGACCGAAGGGAGATCTAACGAACGAAGTGAGTTAGAAGGTGTAGTACCATTATTACATGTAGTAAAAGATAAGAACAGTTATCTAATAGTCAATATACATTAAGAAAGATAACTAAACATCACTTTATGTATCAAACTCCTTTGGAGTTTGAATCGCAATCAGAGATTGCTCATAACTTATTATTTAATTCTATTTCTTTTTCTAGACGTGACAATTTTAAGAGACAGGTGACGGGATCCTGTTTGCCACTAAATGTTAATTCATTTATCTCTAACGGACTTAATACCAATACGTGGTTTGTCCTGACACGGTTATATTCAGATATTTATATCCCACTACAATGGGTTTCAATCTACAAACTCGCATTGCCCACTTCTCAGGCAACGGTCTATTTGCTCACTTCACTTTACAGCTACTATCCTTTGTTGTTTAAGGCAGATTTATTAATAATTTGTAGTTAATAGATTTATTCATACATTTCTATTATAACCTACAAATGTCAAAAAGTAAAGTATTTATATGATTATTTTGCTAGAAGGTTTAATAATACCTGCTCCAAACATTTGGTCATAATTTTCTGCAATCTGCTCATTGGCATCTGCGATGAATAGAATATCTTGTAATGCTAGATGGATAATGTTATCTTTACAACTCATTAAGAATGGAGTAAATCCTAATTGAGCACCATTCTCATCTTGAGAAACAACTCCGATAGTTTGTGGATCTTTAATGGTGATTGCCATATTTTCTTCATTCATTTCTAAAAGGTCACAAATAACTTCTGTGCCTGTGTGCTTCATATGTACGACTGATATATTCATAATTTAATACTCCTTAGTTTGTAATCAAATTTCTCTGTGTTATAAATTTTAATTCTTTCAATGAAATGTTTCAATGAAAAGTTCTTGTGTTTCTTCCAAGATAAGTCATCACTCAAATCAAACAATGTTGCTTTATCTTTTCCTTCACTCTTTCTTAGTCCTCGTCCAACCGATTGTAAATTTCTTATACGAGATTTACTTGGATGTGCGAATATAATATTGTGTAAATTTCTAATGTTAATTCCTGTTGAGTATGTTCCATATGATGCTACAATAATAGCATTAGAACTTTCTTCAGTAATTTCTCTAATACGTTCTCTTTCTTCTACTTTGGTACTACCTGATACGAAGAATATTGGTCTATTAGGTTCTTTCTTTTTTAAGTAATTAAAAAGGTGCTTTCCGTGCTTTTCTACAAATTGAAATAACACTAACGTATTTTTAGTTCTGCTTAATGTTAAATTACATATAAACTTATTACGTTTTACATGCCCGATAAGAAAGTCAATTTCCTCTTGGTATGTCATAGGTTTAACAAACTTTCTTTCTGCGTCATCATATTTGAAAGTGACTGCTTCAATATGTAATTTAGCAATGGTATCGCTATCCATTAACTCTTTTGTAGTAGTTACCTTTCTGATAGCACCAAATAAACCTTCAAGCACTAATTTATGTGTAGTAGTTCCATCAAGCGTACCCGTGAATCCAAACTTATATTTACAATCAGTCATTTTAGTTAAAATGCTAGTCAACGACTTTGCTTTAAAGTTATGTGCTTCGTCGCCGATAACACAACCAAACTGTTCAAAGAATGGTTTCTTTAATTTGTAAATTGATTGCCACGTAGTGATAATGATTTGTTTATCTGTAACCTTTTCTTTACCCGAATAAATTCTATGTACGTTGTCCTCAGAAAACGTTGGATCTAATTCAGACGCATAGTCTTTAAAGTCTTTATATAATTGTTCAACTAACGATGTAGTTGGTACGATAATTAAAATCTTTTCGTTTAGTTTTCTTCGGTAGTATTGAGTCAATGCGTAAATCATAAACGATTTGCCTGACGATGTTGGTGATAATAGGAGTGCTCTGGACTCCGTAATCCCCCAATTAACGGCGTTTATCTGATAGTCGTAGGGTAGTATTGGGTTACCATTAGAGTACGGATTTAACCCCTTAACGAATGCCTCCGTTGATTCAAGAGACTCTCGGTCTCCTAATTGAGGGTATTCTATCGTATAATTACGGTGTTTAGCAAACTCAATGATATAGTTTAATAGTCCTACATAAACCTCACCACCAAATACATTAAACAAACGTATTTTTCCGTCCCATGCTCTACTTCTATAAGCAGGCATAAACTTAGCTCCAGGAACCTCAAACGTAAAGAAAGAAGACAATTCATGAGCAATACCCATTTCGGATTCTACTTGTAAAAAAACGTCATCTTTAATTGTTACTACTATATCACTCATAATTTAATTATACTAACCCTTGATGGTATTTCATTACGTCCAATGCATTCTTTATCGCAAATCCACGTATCACAAACATTTTACAAACTTCATCTAGATACTTAACTAACTCTTCTTGAAGAGCAACCTTAGCATCTGCCTCAACTACCATTGGGTCAATCTTAACGTATTCTTTAACTTCTCTATCCTTTAACACATATTCGTATGGGTCTGGATCGTTTCCGTTATAATAGTTAGTTCTACCTAATGATACTCTATATAGTTCGGTTTTTAATTTCTTTAATTTCAAACGTTCTCGAAGTACCATTTTAAGGTATTTATTGTGTTTGAGTGGGGTTGCCAAAGATTCTTTTGCTAAGATTGTTTCATCTAGGTATAAATCTTTATCTACTTGTGTTTCTAATTGTTCTATATTCATATAGCTATTATACTATACTTTTGTCTAAATGTCAAGTTATTTTTTAGAAAATGTCATATAATCAAATTGTAGAGTAATATCGGTAAGAAGTTCTTCCGCGTTTTCGTTATTGAATTGCAACTCTCCTAAGATTGTTGGGAATAAGTTATGGAAGGTGTACACAATATCTGTCGCATTCTTATTGTTTGATAAAATGTGCAACGACCCAGTCGTCACTAAATTTTCTATTCCGTCCACCCTTTCTTCTACTTGTGGACCTGAAGCACCATACATCCACGACAATACTTCATTATAGTTACTTAGATCTTCGTCTACTAAAAATGTTACCATTAGTGGCGCCCAAATCATAGTGTTTGATGGCACGTATGCATTCCCTAAAATTGGATTTGGAATAGGAACTTCGTTTGATGATATTGTTGGCAACATTGCTGTTTTCAACCATAGATCTACTCCAGGGATTGCTCCAATAACTAATTTATAATTGGTTGATTTTGCTAAATTTAAGTTTTGATTTTTCATACCTATATTTATAAGACTCTACAATCGCGCATAAAAAACCCCCAATAAAGGGGGTTTTAACGGTTTTCCCAAGGTAGGGGAAACTATTTTTGCTTTCTTATTACAGGTTAGTTACAGTGAACTTACGGAAA